ATCTTTGATCCAACGATTCAGGCTTTGAGGAGTCAGGCCACCGGGTAGACGACCGCAGCGATGCGGCGCTATTTAGGCGAATCAGATTACCGCGTTGAACACTGCGCGGACTCTGGCTCGCCTTTTTCTTTTTCCACCCATCAGTGAGGAGTTTGTTATGGCAAAGAAATCGGAACCGGAAGTCGCAGAAGTCGTCGAAGCCCCTGAAGTTGCCAAAGAGGTGAAGTCCAAACCGGCCAAGGTGATCGGTGAATGCCCGGATGAGTTCAAGAAGGGCGTCGCGGAACTGGCCGGCAAACTCGGCGAGAAGGAAGTCACAATCGTCGAAGTCGGGAAACATGCGGTCATCTTTGACGGTCCGGTGGTTGGACGCAAAAAATATCCGCAGGCGGAGTAAGACGTGAATCGGATTCCTCCAAGCGAGATGATTGGTAAGGTTTTTGGTCGATTAACCGTGCTCAGGTTTGACCGGGTCAAGAGAGTTGGGACGCGGCGCGACAGCTACTATGTCTGCCGTTGCGAATGTGGTAAGACCTGCAGCGTTGCTTGCGTATTGCTCCGGTCCGGTGGGACCCGAAGTTGCGGGTGTCTTCAGAGAGAAATGCGTTTCATCATAAACCGTAAGCACGGACACAAGCCTTTCCGTGGCAAGCCCACCAAGGAATACGTCGCCTGGCAATCGATGAAGGCGCGTTGCTACAGACCAAAAAACAGATGCTTCAAGGATTATGGGGGCAGGGGCATCGAGGTATGCGATCGGTGGTTGCGTTCGTTCCAAACCTTCCTCGATGACATAGGGATAGCGCCCTCCCGCGAATTATCCATCGACAGGATCGACGTGGATGGAAACTACGAACCCGGGAACGTCCGATGGGCGACACCTTCGCAGCAAAGACGGAATAGACGAGACAGAGTCCTGGCACAATGAAGAAGCAACTTTTCAAACTGTTGGAAGCGGGTGCGCTTTCTCAGGGCCAAACAGGAGGGACCTGGGAAGTCACCATTATGGCCTTTGGCCGATCCTCGCGGCCTCCCCATTATGTCTACACCAAGGAAGCGGCTCTAAGGAGTCTGTCTGTATTCGAGGGGGCAAGGGTCTATGCCCTGAGAGCGACAGACGATGGAGGGCATGCCAAAAACCCGAACTCGAAATCTGTGCGGGATATCGTTGGATCAATCACGAACGTCCGCGTGACTGATTCCGAACTCCGCGGGGATCTTGACATTTTCCCTTCGGCTGCCTGGCTGAAGGACAATTTGAATCATACAGCAAGCAAGAATTTACCCCCGGCTTACGAACTCAGCATCGACGCATCAGGCAAAGGCTACCTCGGGAGGTACGAAGGAAAGAGCGCACCGATCGTGGAGAGCTTTGACCGTGCTGCAGTTGATGTGGTAGAACGAGGAGCTGCAGGCGGCAAATTCCTCAGAATGGTTGCATCACAAATCGAAGGAGACACACCAGTGAAACAGAAACTCATGGCACTCTTCGCCTTGCTCTACCCCAGGTTCCTTGAGAGCAAGCAAGTCGACCTGGCTGCGATCGACGAGAACGAACTCTTTACCCATCTACTCGAAGCGGACAAGCCGCAGGGGAGGCTTCATCTCCCGGATGGCGCGCAGCTCGATGAAAAGATGATCGACGAGAAGCTGACCAAGATCCGCGAGTCTCTTGTTGGATCGGGCGACAGTGCGATCGATAAACTCATTGCGACGATCGACAAGGCGCTCACTCCCGCCAAAGCACCGGAGAAGAAGGCGGACAACCATATCGAACTCGACGTCCAGAAGATGCAAGAGTCGGCCACGAATCTCAGCAAACAGATCGAAGCACTTGAGGCGTCGAATCGATCGAACGTTCTCGCAATGAAACTGACAGAGAGCAAGTTGCCAGTTCCGCTTCAGGAGCATGTTCGTGAACTCCTCAAGGATAGGAAGTTCGAAGCGGCCGATGTGGACGCGACGATTAAGAGCGTTCGTGCAACGTTCTCGAAGTTCGTCGAATCGAACGTCGACAACCGCGGCCTCGATGTCCGCATGGGTATGGAAGGAATTGACAAGGTGGCGCTTGGGATCGAGGGCTTCTTCATGAGTCGGGCCACGAAGCCGACTGCAGAAGAGATGAAGCCCTACAAGGACATTCCTCCCTTCAAGTCGTTCAAGGAAGCGTACATCCAACTCACTGGCGACGTCGAAGTCTCCGGCAGGGTCGGCCGGCAGCGGTTCACAGAGTCTCTGGCGACAACCGACTGGACGAACGTCGTGTCGACGGCGATGAATAAGCGCCTCGTCCGAGATTACAACTTGATGGCTCTCGACACGTGGCGCAACTTCACGGACGTCATCCCGCTCACCGACTTCAAGCAACAGCAAAGGGTCCGGTACGGTGGATATTCCAACCTGCCGATCGTGAACCAGGGGAATGGCTACCAGCCACTCGCAAGCCCGTCGGATGAGAAAGCAACCTACACTCCGGCAAAGCGGGGTGGGACGGAAGATCTGACCCGCGAGATGATCATGAATGACGATCTCAAAGCGATCTCCGGTATCCCGCAGCACATGGCCAGGGCGGCCGCTCAGACGCTCCATGAGTTCGTCTACGATCTCATCAAGCCCGCCATCAACGGGACCATCTATGACAGCCAGGCTCTGTATTACGCTGCCACTCACTACAACACGGCAACCTCTCCGTTGGCTTCCGATGGGGCAGCTCTCGCAGCTGCTCGGTTGCGCATGCGGAAGCAGAAGCAAAAAGACAATGCGAAGCCGATCGGCATCCGGGCGCAGTATGTCGTCGTGCCCTCTGATCTGCAACAGACTGCCTATGCGCTCGTGGCACCCGCCTACGGCGTCTACAACCAGGTGCCGACTTTCTTGCAGCAGTTGAATCTCTCTGTGATCGTGGTCGATTACTGGACCGACGCGACGGACTGGGTTTTGGTTGCGATGCCCCAGGATGTCATCGGGCTGGAGGTCGGCTTCGTGAACGGGCAGGAGACGCCGGAATTGTTCGCTTCCGACATCCCGAACGTCGGGTCGCTCTTCACGAACGACAAGATCACCTACAAGATCCGCCATGAGTACGGCGCGGTCATCACCGACTGGCGCGCCTTCGACGGTTCGATTGTCGCGGGATAACCTGAACTGAGGGCGGGAGTCGCGAGGCTCCCGCCATTCTTCGTACATGAATTTGAAAGGGTAGCACAATGAGAACACCTCCTGGATTTCCCAAGGTAGTCCGCAGCTGGCAGGTTCCGGTAGACATTACTTCGACGCAGATCTTCGCTCGCGTCTACCTCGAAGATGGTTTCACGGTCCTGACGGCGAAATGCACGCCGCCTGCGGGCGGGTTCGATCGTACGACGGGGGATGAGACCTACGTGATCTCGATCGAAGACAACACGACGAAGATCTCCACGGACAACGCGGCTCTCACGACCGCGCTGAAGACCGGCCCAATCATCTGCACGGTCGCCGCGGCTTCGCGTCCGATCACGGTGGGACATTATATCACCGTCACGCTCACGCTGGGCGGAACAACGCCGATCGTGCCCGCGGGATCAACGGTTGAGATTGAGGGCTACGAGGGCTAAACCGAAGAGGCCGTAAGGCCGAAACGGCGCACTACCCTCCTTTGGTGGATGGGGAAGAGCGCCGTCTTTAGCTAAAAGGAAACTCGTGGCCTCCAAGTATCTGAGCTCGGGAAGCGGGACCTGGACAGCGGCGTCAAGGACGGTCAGTGCGGCGACTATGTCGCCTGTGTTTGACCAATCCGACGAAGACAACCGCACTCCGGTCACGTTCCGCATCGGCGGTAGTGTGTTCTGTGGGCAGGTCGAAACGTTCGTCTCTGCGACGAGCGTGATCCTTTCCGCCTCCGGTATTCTCCCCTCTGTTGACGGATCGATCTCCGAGATTCTCCTGGTAGATCTTGGACTTGATCACACCTACCAGGACTACATTGACGAGATCAAGCGCAAGGTCAAGGCCGACGAGCCGAAGTTCCCTGATGATGACGTGAAGGCGGTCCTGGTTGCCGCCGTGACGGATTACTCCCATGACCGCCCCTACTATATCACCAAGAGGATCCCCGGCAACGATACGAACGCCGTCGCACTCTCAGCCCTGGGGAGCCTCTGGAGCCCCGGGGTATCGCAGGTAACGGGTATTGAATATCCGGCAGGGCAACTTCCATTTTCCGTGCTCGATGCAAACGATTACCGGATCTACGATGACGGCTCGGCCCAGGACGGATCGAATCTGCAGATCGTTTTCCTGAATGCCATTGTCCCGGGATCCAGCGAGTATCTGACCGTCACATTCAACGTTCCACTCCGGCTTCCCGTGAGTGGCCCGCAAAACTTCCCGGATACGGACGAAAACTTCGAGAACATCACTACGCTGGCAGCGGCCTACGCCTGCTTCTCTTTGGCGACCGTGTACGCTACGTCGAAGGATGCCGTGATCTCCGCCGACGTCGTCAACTACAACGACAAGAGCACGAAATATCAGAACCTCGCCCGGATGTACCTGAAGAAGTACTCCCGGATTGTCTTCGGGTCCGAGGATCCCCCGGACGGTTCAACCGTCGCAGCTGCGGACGCGGAGAAAGAAATCCGTCCGGAGGCATCATTCCGAGGGCGCTATTTGTGGGACCGGTGAAAGAGGATGTCGGACGTTACGGGAAAGATCGAATGGAGCAGCGAGTTCTCGCAGATTGCACAGGAGGAGATAGAGAATGAACTGTTCGCACTCTCCCTGGAGCTCGAAGGACGGGTTAAGACTCATGCGCCTGTTGGCGGCTCAGGTCTCCTCAGAGGTAGCTTCATCTCAGAGGTCCAACGGACGGAGTTTGGAGTCGCGATCGACGTTGGAACTCCGCTCGAGTACGGTCCCTATGTCGAGTTTGGAACAAAGCCGCACTGGGCACCCATCGATCCCTTGATCCGATGGGTCGAGCGAAAGATCCAGCCGCACGTTCTGGCGGTAGGGGTGAGCTTTGAAAGTGGCAAGGCGACACCGACGAGGAAGGGGACAAAGATTCTCCGGGGTGATGCGAGGATGCGCGCGGTTCTCTCGCTCGCCTATGCAGTCCAGAGAGCAATTGCAAAACGCGGAACCCGAGCTCAGTACATGATGCGGGACTCCCTGGATGAGATGGGCCTTGAGTACGCACTCGTGCAGACCGATGCCGGCCAGAATTATGAAGTGAACGTTCTTTCCTGGCTGGAAGGAAGAACGAGTCTCTGGGAACGGATAGCACTAAGGATGTCAGGAAACAGTGGGGAACAGGCGTAATTCACAAAACCATTGATGGGAGATGAAATCATGATTCGCGCCATAGCTTTGTGTCTCTTGTTCTTTTCTGCGATTTGCTCGGCGCAGACTTCCTACACGAGTGTCGTTTCGGACTCTGGGAACGTGACGACTGCGTGGGATAGCATCTCCACTGCCAGGATGATCGGGACGGTCCCTTATCCCACGGTCGCGCTGGGACGCATTTATAATCTCGGGGCGACGAACTGGCTCTATGTTGCCTTTGAGAATGACACAACCGCCACGAAGATCATTCGCATCGCGCCCGGTCAGGACGAATATATCATAGGCCATCCGGCAAAATGGATCAGAACGAGATCCGCTGCGTCCACGACAACGCGCCTCTACAATCTACACACCGGACTCACGAGGTGAGGACATAATGAAACGTCTCATAGTCTTTATCGTTATGCTTCTCGGCCTCGCGCCACTGGCTCAATCACAGGAGGAGATGATCCTCTTGGTGGGGAGGGAGGCGAAGGTGCAGTATTTGTTGGATGATGAGTTCACCACACCTTTAGCCGCAGGCTCAGTCAATGGCACCTACGCCACGGATGGAGTGAATCTGAGGATGGTGGTGGACACGGAGAACAAACTGAGCATTACGGGGGGGAACCTGTCGCTTCTTCCGGCATCGTCTATCGTCAACTACACCGTTTATTCCCCCGGTCTGCATTATCCAACGCAGACTCGGACGGCCGGGAAGATGATGATTGGTTCTATAACACATCAAAGTGGAATTGGTGGGGTGGGATTTGAGATTGCCGGCAGGGATTGCTACATCAATAACGGTGTCTATTTTAATGGGGGGAATCTACAATCGGGGTTTGACGGCGGTAACGTGATAATTGGGACTTACGCGAATGGTGGGACATATACGGTTGCCACGATTTTACGTGCAGCCGGAGCGTTCTTTTTCGCAAGGGGAGGTATCTACACGAACCCGACTCTTCTTTGGAGCGGAAAGACGGGTAGCGATAGTGAAGATCCTATGGTGACTTCCTATACGTGGACTAGCACACTCAACTTCCTCCGCATCCCCCAGACTCTCTGGCTTCCCCCTCCCCTTGCCAGTGATGGGTTCGGGACTGCGTTCGGTACAACGGATGGTTTGGGACATGCCGAAGGAATTACGGGAGGACTCGGGAGCGGCGGTGCTGGATTGGCATGGTCGCAGGCCGGAGATTGGTTTGTGACCGGAGGAAAGGCGAAAGATACACTGTATTCAGTTCTGGATTCGCTCGGTGGTTCAAGTGTTGTCAAAGGATGGTATGACGCGGGCGATCTTTCGACAATTCATCTTGACCGTTCCACCGTCAGTCAGTGGGACGACAAATCGGGAAATGCGAACAATCTTGTGCAGACCGATACATCCAAGCGCCCCCTTTATTCGCTGGATACGGAGGGGAAGCACGCGGTACGGTTTGATGCAGTAAACGATTTCATGGCGAACGCGTATTCGCACAGCGGCCCTTTTTCATTATTCGCGGTGATCACTCCCCGGGACATAGTGGATCAGCAGTTCGCGATGAGTTTAAACAGCAACATTGCTCTCCTTGCTTCATTTTGGGGTGGGGCCGGACTCGTTTGGTATAACTATCCCATCCTCACCGCGCTCGCTTCAACCGTGCTGGGAAGTTCCCACATTGTGGGGTATACAAACGATGGGTCTACTGCAAATGCGTATGCCGACGGATCGCTTATCGTTTCAGATGTTACCATTTCGCATGATGGAGCGAACCTGACGGTAGGGGCCGCCTGGGGCGGCGGATCAAATTGGTTCGGGGGAGAGTTCCAGGAGATCATCTTCACGAAAACCTGTCTCACTCCAACCCAAAGTCTTGCGGTGATGAATTATCTGCGGAAGAAATGGGGCACAACGAACGATAGTACGTACTGGACGAATCTAATCTTCGATGGCAATTCTATGACGATTGGACAGCCAGGGCCGCCCTACCCCGATTCGGTGTGTACAAAGCTGAAGCGCGCTGGATATATTTTTGATTCTGCCAATGTCGCTCTTGCGGGACAGACAACATTTCAGCGGGACGCTGCGGCGGTGTACAGAATTGACCGCTATCTATCGAAGTCATACACGAAGAACCTTATCGTGATGTGGGAGGGAACGAATGATCTCTACTATGGTGTCTCATCCGACTCTGCGTACAAGAACCTGAAAACCTACTGTGCGCACAGGAAGGCGGCGGGGGGGGTGGGAGCCAGTGTGGTACTTCTGACTCTGCTGCCAAGGTCTGACGCTGGTATATCGCCAGACTTTGAGACTCGTCGCCAAGCGGTAAACGATTCTCTCCGTAATCATTGGGCGAGTTTCTGTGATGGCATCGTTGACGTGGCCGCAGACACGACTATCGGCAACGTCTATGCAGAACTAAAGACGACATATTTTCAGGCCGATCACGTTCACATGACCCCGATAGGTTACGCTAGAATCTCTCAGATGGTGTATAACGCGATCATCGCAATGGGATTGTTGCCAGGCTCAATATCTTCTCCTCCATCTCAGTATGTAGCAACGGTCGAAACCGGGACACCGGACGTACTCGTTTCTGCCGACCTGACTATCGCCGGGGGATCTGCGGGGATTGTACTCTCTTATGTGAATGCAGACAATTATGTGCTGGCTTCGCATGATGGAACGAATTGTAAACTCGATAAGTGCGTTGCGGGAACCTGGACAAGTGTGATATCTGCTGCCGCCACCTATTCCTCCGGTGCGACGATACGGTGCATCAAGGACGGGACGAGCTATTCCCTGTACTACAACAATGCCAAGGTGGGGTCAACGAGTACCATCTCCGACGCGGGGCTGATAGGCAACACGAAGCACGGGCTGTTCTCGACCTACAGCGGCAACACCCTCGACAACTTCACGATTTATGACCGGGGTGTGGACGGATGCTACAATGCTGTGCTTAATAAGTACTCACAGAGTGCGCCGTAAATGTTCGCTCAATCATACGGACAGGGGTATTTTGCGGCGTGGATAATTCCAAGCACTGCGGATGTCTACTGCACCTTCCCGGGAGGCCGGATGACAAACTACCCGGCAAGGGTCCTGAATTCGCCGGATGAAGTTGTGACAGACTATGCGCCCCGTATAGCGGAAGCGCCGAGGACCGTATGAATCTGACAATCGTTGTCCCGCTTTATGAGCAGAAGGTTGGATCGAGGGTCCGGTACCGCATTCGGTTCGGCGCGCAACTCGCAGACGGGGAAAACATCGTGAGCGCAACCTGTTCAGTAGCGCCAGGGGGCCCGACGGTCTCCACTGCGCTCTCAGGTTCGGAAGTGTGGGTGTATGTGAGCGAACTCGTCTCGGGAGCAGAATACCGCGTCACGGTGACGCCGACAACAGACGCAACACCAAGCCAGGTCCTCCCGTACGACCTCGACGTGAAGGGAGTCGCGTGAACTATAAACTGATCGCCGACGAGATTGCCGCGCAGGCGCAGAAGGTCCAGGGCATTAGCAAAGTCTACCAGTCAGAGCGACTCGTTACAGATTGGAAGGGTTTTTTTGACATCAACACAGATTCACAGGGGCGCGTGAATGTGCTCTTTATCCGGCGGCTGGATGCGCAGGAGAATCACAACGGACCACTCGGCACGGAAGACGCATCGAGCGAGATCGAAGCAGTTTATCGTCCGGAGACCTGGCAGCTCACACTCGTCTACGTCTATTTTGACGATCCGGACCAGCCGAGCGAACTATTCAAGAGTTTGATCGAAGACGGACTCCAGGCACAGTTTAGATTCTTGCAGGACCTGAATGGACTCGTGTGGCAACAGAACCCACTCAAGTTGATATCGTCGCAACCGGCCATGTTCGGTGAGGTGCTGTGCCACAAGTCA